TAAAAAAGGTAAAAAAAAATGTGGAACTAAAGCAGGAAAAAATATTCCTGGTCTTGGTGCAGGTTATAGAAAACCTGTTAAATGGAAAGGTTAATAGTTATTATACATTATGCCCGGATACTAACCTATCCGGGTTTTGTGTTTTAAATATGTAAAGTTTAAACTTTTTTGTATATTTGTTTAAACATAAAATATATAATAATGGAAAACCAACAACAAGAAATGGATTTAACTCCAGAAGAATTAAACGCAAGAAAAGAAGAAATGCGTAAATTTTATGAAGAGTCATTACCATATTTAAGTGCTCAATGTGAACATGATGAGTATTTATCAAAAATTGCAGAAGCAAGATTTAAAAGAATGCATTATGAAATTCAATTAGCAATGTTGATGCAAGGACCTTCAGAAGAAGATGCTAAAAAAGAATCAGAGCCTGTAGAAAAATCAAAAAAATTAAAAAGAGAATAACATGGCTTTAGTAAATCAAGTACAGAAGCGTGTAAAAATGCCTAAGTGGGAGATTGTAAAGTTTCAGATTTTAACTCATTGCTATGTAAATAATATAGCAATGAGTGAAGCTGACTTAAATTGTTTAACTCTTTTAAGTTTTAATCAACCCATTGAGCTTACAAACTTTTGTTATGATGTTTCTAGTGAAGATGAATGGATTTTTAAATCTCCTCAAACTGTAAGAAACTCTATAAACAAAGCAGAAAAAAAAGGATTAATTATAAAAGATTCAAAAAATAAAAAAATGATATCAATTAATCCTACTTTAAAAATTCAAGTTGAAGATACTATATTGTTAGATTATAAATTTTTGTCATATGATTCCAAAGAAACCGGAGAAGATAATTAAACAGGTTTCTGAAGATCTAGATTTACCAGAATCTATGATAGATGATATAGTAAGTTTTTATTATAAAGAAATTAGAAAAGCATTATCTAGTTTAGAACATATAAGAATAGATGTAAGTGGTTTAGGACATTTTGTAATTAAAAAAGGTTCAGTATCAATGCTTACTAAAAAATATGAAAATTATATGAATAAATATGATACTCAAACTTTTACTAATTATCATAATAAAAAATATGCTGAACTTAAACTTGAAAAATTAAAATATGTAAAAACAGAAATAGATAAATCTATTGAAGAAAAAAGAACTTTTAAAAATGAAAAAAACCATAAAAAACATTTGGGATAATAGAAAACAAATTTTAGAGGGAATTACTAATTCTCTCATTAAAGATGAATTTGTAGAAGATGTTGCTAAAGCTAGATTAGAAGTATGTGATAGTTGTCCAAATAAAGATATAGAAGGAACTGAATGTGTGATGCCTGGTTCAAAACCTTGTTGTGGTTTATGCGGTTGTTCATTAACATTTAAAACAAGATCACTATCATCTGAGTGTCCTGATGGAAAGTGGAAAGCTTTAATGACAGAAGAAGAAGAAGATAACTTAGATAATTTAGATTAATATGTACTCAGAAAAAGAACTTAAAAATCATCAAAGTAATTTATATAATAATTCATTACAACATAGTATTTATGGATCATTAGATACTAGTATTACATCTACAGCTACAGATGGTTTGTGGAGTCAATTAACTGATGATCATAAAAATGTTTATAGATCACCTACAACTCTTTTAGAAGAAAGAATGGATAAACTTGAATTAGATAATAAACTTCTAAGACTAAAAATACTTGGTATGGAAGGTAAGTTTACTCAAGAAGAAATAAACAATATTAGAAAAATGATGATGTCAAAAGATGAAGCATCTAAAACATTAGCTGAATCAATTATAGAAAACACATGAGTATAGTATTTAATGCAGAAGATCATAGCTACAAAAGTATTGATTCTACAGAAGAAATTAAATGGACAAGTGTTACGTCACTTGTTTCACAGTTTAAAGAACCTTTTGATAGTAAAGCTGTAGCTAATAGAGTTACTAAAAACAAAAAATCTAAATGGTATGGTATTGATCCTAAAAAAATATTAGAGATTTGGGATAATGAAGCTAACAGAGCAACTAGTTTAGGTACATATTATCATAATCAAAGAGAAGCTGACTTGTGTTCTTTTGCTTCTATAGAAAGAGATGGTGTAACTGTACCTGTTATTATTCCTGTAGAAGAAATTAATGGATTAAAACAAGCACCTACTCAAAAACTTGATCCAGGAGTATATCCTGAACATATGGTATTTTTAAAGTCTGCAAGTATTTGTGGACAATCTGATTTAGTTGAAGTAGTAAATAATAAAGTATATATTATAGATTATAAAACTAATAAAGAAATAAAGACTGAATCATATAAAGATTGGGAAGGTATTTCAAAAAAACTATTAAGTCCTGTATCTCATTTAGATGATTGTAATTTAAATCACTATGCTTTACAATTAAGTATATACATGTATATTATACTTAAACATAATCCTAAATTACAACCAGGTAATATGTATATTCACCATGTTATTTTTGAACAAGAAGGTGAAGATGAATTTGGGTACCCTATTACTAAGTATGATCATAATAATGATCCAGTAGTAAAAGAAGTTATACCAATTGAATTACCTTATTTAAAAGATGAAGTAATTAGTATAATACACTGGTTATATGATAATCATGACAAACTTAAAAAAAAATAATTATGAGATTTTATAAGATTGAAACCAATCACTTAAATAACCCAGCTTGGTTTAGTTATGAAGAAATCAAAGCTGTTAAAATATTTAAATACAAAACAAATGTATTTTGTTATTTTAAAAAAAACAGTACTCAATATAATGGATATATAGTATGTAAAGATAGCCATATTATTCGCAAAGCATATCTTGCATCTGGATTTTGGGATGGTTTAAGAAACTTATTTGGCATATCAAAAAAAACAAAAAAAGTAAACTTACCTTTTTAAATTAAAAAAATGATAGTTAAACTATTTGATGTACAAAATGGAGTTGTTGTTCCTACAGAACATTGCTATACATTGAAGTCTTTAAAAGACATAATGGATAATTACAAAGATGATTATTTAAAAATTTATCAGTATTTCTTTTATATGACTTGTCCTAATCCGGATATTAACCCATTTTTTAATGTTCCTCATTTAGATAAAGAAGATATCATACTATTAGAACTTAATGCAGAATTTTCTACTGAAGATACAGATATAGCAATTGGATTAAAGTTTTGTGAAAGAATGTATGAAACTCCTACCTCACGGGCATATGATGGTATGCAAAAAGCTTTAGATAGAATATCTAGGTATTTAGCTACTGCTCAAATAACTGATGGTAAAGATGGTAACATAGCTCAAATTAGAGCATTGGCTAAAGACTTTGATGGTATTAGACAGTCATTTAAAGGTGTTTATAAAGATCTTCAAGATGAACAACAAAGTAGAGTAAGAGGTGGTATAGGTATGGCATATGATCAATAATAACTAATATGGATAACTTTTGGATTGATATACCTACTTGGGATAATGGCACTTGGACTACAACTAGTTTTGATTCTAGAGATGAGTTTAAAGTATTTATTATTTCTATTTTTAAAGAACCAGGTCAATATAACTTTAATAAAGATAGTTCATTGATTTTTAATGAGCAGTCTCAACTATTTAATAAAAATAAAGTATACTGTTTAGCTCCTTTTAAATCTAAAGATTTTTTAAAATATTGGGATGATCAAAAAGAAAAATGCAGAAAAGGAGTAATAGTTAAATCAGGTAATCATATTTGGTTCTTAGCCAGAGAGTATTATATGTGGTTAAACTTCTTACCTATCTTTAATAAAGAAATACAAGCATTTGGATTTGCTGATATTAGAGATGCACAATATCATATGGCCTTATATGAACTATTAGCTGAATTACATTATAAACATGTAGCTATTCTTAAAAAACGTCAGATTGCTTCATCATATTATCATGCAGGTAAGTTATTAAATCAACAATGGTTTGAGGCTGGTGTAACATTAAAAATGGGAGCTAGTCTTAAAGACTACATAAATGAAAAAGGTACTTGGAAATTTTTATCTGAATATGCTTCATTTTTAAATGAACATACAGCATGGTACAGACCTATGTCTCCAGACAAGGTAATGATGTGGCAACAAAAAATTCAAGTAAGAAAAGGAGACAGAAATACAGAAGTAGGTCTTAAAGGAACTATACAAGGTATGTCTTTTGAAAAAGATCCTACAAATGGTGTAGGGGGTCCTGTTAAATACTTCTTTCATGAAGAAGCAGGTATTGCTCCTAAAATGGATACTACTTTTGGATATATTAAACCTGCTTTAAAATCTGGTTTAATGACTACAGGTATGTTTATAGCTGCAGGATCAGTAGGAGATTTAGATCAATGTGAACCTTTAAAAGCAATGATACTAGATCCAGAAGCTAATGATATTTATGCAATAGATACTAATCTACTAGATAAAGATAATACTATAGGTGTTTCAGGTTTATTCATACCAGAACAATGGTCAATGCCTCCATATATAGATGAGTTTGGTAATTCACTTGTGGAAGAATCAATAAAAGCACTTGATGAATATTTTGAAGAGTGTAAAAAGAAAATGAGCCCTGAGAAATATCAATTAGAAGTATCACAGCATCCAAGAAATATTGAAGAAGCATTTGCACATAGAAAAGTATCTATATTCCCTCAGCATCTTGTAGCAGCCCAATTAAGAAGAATAGAAGAAAAAGAATATGCATATGAATTCTTAGATATCTTTAGAGATGAAGATGGTAAACCTAAAGTAAAAGAAACAAATAAACTTCCTATAACTGAATTTCCTATTGGTAAAAAAACAGAAGATAAAACAGGAACATTAGTAGTATGGGAAAGACCTGTAAAAGATCCAGATTTTAGAATGTACTATGCTTCAATTGACCCCGTGTCAGAAGGTAAAACAACAACATCAGATTCATTGTGCTCTATTTATGTAATGAAAGCTCCAATTTTAGTAAACAAACATACAGGAGTTGAAGTTGAAAACTATATAGAACAAGACAAAATAGTAGCAGCATGGTGTGGAAGATTTGATGATATTAAAAAAACACATGAGAGACTAGAACTAATTATAGAATGGTATAATGCATTAACAGTAATAGAGAATAACATTTCTTTATTTATCCAATATATGATATCTAGAAAAAAACAAAGATATCTTGTACCTAAAAATCAAATCCTATTTTTAAAAGATCTTGGAGCTAATGCAAATGTATTTCAAGAGTATGGATGGAAAAATACTGGAGTGTTATTTAAGTCACATCTTTTAAGTTATGTTATTGAATATACTAGAGAAGAGTTAGATACTGTAACAAAAGAAGATGGTACAATAGTAAAAACAACATATGGTATAGAACGCATTCCTGATCCAATGTTGCTTAAAGAAATGAAAGCTTACTCTGAAGGACTCAACGTGGATAGACTAGTTGCTTTTTCAGCATTAGTTGCTTTTATGAAAATTCAACACTCTAATATAGGACTTCTTAAAAGAACTGTCATGGATGATGCAGCTAAAAACTTGCAAAAGTCAGATAATTTGTTTAAATTATCTCATAGTCCCTTCCGTCATATGGGTAATGTTTTAAGAAGTGGTGGCCAAACAATTAAAAGATCTCCATTTAAAAATTTTAAATAAAAACTATGCAAGTATTTAACGCAATGCAGCTCAAAAAAGGAGCTAAAGTTCAGCACAATAGAATGGGTAGTATTACTCAACCTCTTCAATTTATTCCAAAAAAAGATAAAGATCAGGAATGGGCTGCTTGGAATCTGGATTGGTTAGAGTGGAATGGTCTTAAGCAAATACGTAAAAATGCTAGAAGACTAATGAAGAACTATAAACTTGCAAAAGGTATTATAGATAAGTCTGATTACATTATTGAAGAAGATAATGAAATGAGAGACATAGTAGAGACATTAACTAAAGAAGATTATTCTGCACTTGAGTTAAAGTTTTATCCAATCATACCTAATGTAATTAATGTTTTAGTAGCTGAATTTGCTAAAAGATCAACTAAACTTACATACAGAGCAGTAGATGAATTCTCATATAATGAGATGATGGAACAAAAAAGAGCTGCTGTAGAAGAAGTATTAATGAGTGATGCATCAATAAAAATTCAAGCATCTTTAATGAAGCAAGGATTAGATCCTGAATCTGAAGAAGCACAACAACAATTAAGTCCTGAGAATCTTAAAACTTTACCAGAAATTGAAAGTTTTTATAAAAAAGATTATAGATCTATGATTGAGCAATGGGCAGATCACCAGCACAAAGTAGATGTAGAAAGATTTAGAATTGATGAACTTGAAGAAAGAGCTTTCCGTGATTCACTTATTACAGATAGAGAATTCTGGCATATGAGAATGATGGATGATGACTATGAAGTAGAATTATGGAATCCTGTACTTACATTCTATCATAAGTCTCCGGATGCAAGATATATTTCTCAAGCAAATTGGGTTGGTAAAACAGATATGTTTACTGTAGCTGATGTTATTGATAAGTATGGATACTTAATGACAGAAGAACAACTAGAAGCACTTGAAGCTATTTATCCTATTAGATCTGCAGGTTATAATATTGGTGGTCAACAAAATGATGGTTCTTATTATGATGCTACTAAAACACATGAGTGGAATACTAATTTACCATCATTAGCATACAGACAATATACATCAATGGTAGCAGGTTCT